GTCTAAAGACGTAAACCCGAACGCGTCCATATTATGGGCAGAAAAGGCCGCCGGGGAACATAAAAAGGATTGGGCGGCAATGATAACAAAGGCAATAAAAAATGGCTGACTACATTAACGACATTATAGACGCCGTAATGGACATGGCCGAGGCAACGGAGCCGTATGCAGCCATTGTGCGCGGTCCCCTGCCGCCTGATAACGGCATAGCCATTTACATGGCGAACGGCACGCCAAACGCAACGTTTTTAAACAAACGCATTGTGTACGACTTTGTGCTGACCCTGAACGGCAAGCACGCCCGGCAGCAGACCGTATCGGCGGCCCTCAACGCTATCCATACGGCGTTAACAACCACAAAAACCTACCCGGCCACGGACAACTGGGAAATATGCGACATTGAAACCGTGTCGCTCCCGTCGTACCTGGACCGGGAAGAAAACAACCAGTATTTGTACGGCTCCAGCATTCGCGTACGGGCCTACGTGTACTAACTGAAAGGACGAAAAAATGGCATACAGCAAGTTAATTACCATGTATAACCTGTCCGCGTCCATCAATACCGCGGCCAGCGGTGCAACCGCCGTATATTCGGAACTGGCAGACGGTATCGACAATATTGCGGAAGCCTTAAACGAGGTTGTGCAGCAGTATTTCTTTTTGCAAGACAACGGCTTCGCACAGAACCACGTAACGGGCATGGCACCCGCATGGACGTTGACTGGCCGCAGAGTGCTGGGCGACGCGGCGCAGGAATTTATCTTCGGCAACAAATACGGCCTGGACACCAGCAGACAGACCACATTCAAGCTGGAATACACGAACGCGTCCAACGCCACCGTAACCATTACGGTGCCCTGCACGATCTGCAACATTCAGGAATTTTCCGGCGCAACTACCGACGACGCGGCAATCTCGTTCGAAATCCGCTTCGACGGACAGCCCACCGTGGCATAACGGTAACTATTTGGGGAGGTTAACGCCTCCCCTTTTTTTCAATGCTGTAGGAGGCAAGACAATGAAAGTACAAACCACGTTAATTAAGGACACCATAGACCTGTACCAGGGCGACACGCTTGTAAAATCTGTGCCGTTTACGTTCAACGCATCCAAGTGCCTGCAGGACGTGCAGCACCTGCGTGCGGAAATGATCGCGAACAAGGCGGCGGACGACCTGGAAGGCGTGGGCCGTGCATTTTGGGAACTGCTGCGCATTGTATTTGGGGACGCGGCGCTGGACGAGCTGCGCGACTGGTACGGCGGCGACTTTTTAACCGCCTTAAACGACCTGGCGCCGATTTTAACCGGCGTTGTGTACCCGACCGTGGACAGACTGACAGACAACATTGTGCAGGCACGCAAGCGCGTAAAGGCATAACCAATGGAGCGGCAGGAATTTTACAGGCCGCTGCCCTATTCGGTCACGTACAAGGGCCGCAAATACGACCTAACACCGGCATACGATAACGTGCTGACGATGTTTAAGGACGTGGAAGGCGTGCCAATGCACCGGGTGCCCGAAATAATGGGCTATTACCTGCTGCGCAAGCCGTCTACGGACGCGGGCCTGCTGCAGACAGTATCCGAGCTGTTATTCCCGCCAGCCAAGACCACGCACCAAAAGAGCATGGACTTTATACAGGATGGGCCGTTGATCTATGCGGCATTCATGCAGGCATACGGCATGGACCTGCAGGAACAGCGCGGCATCCTGCATTGGTGGAAGTTTAACGCCCTGTTGCGCGGCCTGCCGTCCAATACCCGGTTAATGGAGGTTGTACAGATCCGTACCAAGCCAATGCCAGCACCCAACAAGTACAACGCCCAGGAGCGGGCGGAACTGGCACGGCTAAAGCAGGAATTTGCGCTGGAACTGACCGAAGCAGAACGGGAAGAACAGCTGCAAAACGGCCTGCGAAATATGGCACAAATGCTGCTGCAGATGGCGGCAAATAAGGAGCAGAAATGAGCGACGGCAAAGTTATATACGACATTACCGGCGATAATTCGGGATTTAAACAAAGCGTAAACGACACCGAAGGCATAGCGCAGGAAGGTGCGGGCAAAATTGCGGGCATAGCAGGCAACGCGGCCAAGATGTTTACGGCGTTGGCTACGGCTGCCGTTGTAAAGGGCCTGGTAGACCTGGGCAAGGCGTCCGTAGAAGCCTACGCCGAATACGAGCAGCTGGTGGGCGGCGTCGAAACGCTTTTCGGTAAATCTGCGGACACCGTAAAGCAATACGCGCAGGATGCCTACATGACTGCGGGACTATCCGCCAATGAATACATGGAGCAGGTTACGTCTTTTTCGGCGTCCCTGCTGCAATCCCTGGGCGGGAATACCGCGGCGGCGGCTGACTATGGCAACCAGGCTGTAATAGACATGGCTGACAACGCCAACAAGATGGGCACGGCCATTGAAAGCATACAGAACGCGTACCAGGGCTTCGCGAAGGGCAACTTTACCATGCTGGACAACCTCAAATTGGGGTACGGCGGCACGCGTGAAGAAATGCAGCGACTGTTGGAAGATGCGGAAAAAATATCCGGCATTCATTACGACATTAGCAGCTTCGCGGACATTACGCAGGCTATCCACACCATACAGGAAGAAATGGGCATAGCCGGTACGACCGCGGAAGAAGCCGGGAGCACCATCCAAGGATCCATTGGCATGGTAAAAGCCGCGTGGGAAAACCTGTTGACCGGACTGGCGGACCCGGATGCGGACATAGACCAGCTAATAGAAAACCTGCTAAACAGCGTAACGACCGCAGCCGAAAACATTATACCGGCTATAACAACGTTTATCGTAAAACTGATTGACGCCATAACCAGCCCGGAGAACGTTAAAAACCTGGCCATAGCAGGCGGCAAAATTCTGCTGGCCATATTGGCCGGCATTGGCGAGGCAACGCTTGCCATACTGGACAACGCAAAACAACTTGTGTTGGACATTGTAAAAGGCATTGGCGACGGCTTGAAACAGGCCTGGGAGGACATAAAGGAAACCGGGCGCAACCTGATTACAGGCCTAATTGACGGCGTAAAAGACAAGGCAAAAGAACTAAAAGACACTGTTGTGGGCGCCGTAAAAGACGCCTGGCAAGGCGTAAAGGACTTTTTGGGCATTCGGTCCCCGTCCAAGCTGTTTATGCAGATCGGCGCATACGTGGACGAAGGCCTGGCGGAAGGTATCGACAGCAGCGCAGAAGCGCCCAAGCGCAGTATGCGGCAGATGGTGCAGGGCATTACGGATGTATCCGCGCCGCAGATCCCCACGCCCACACCCGTACCGGCAGGCCCGGCAATTACCCGTACCGAAACAACAGGCATGCAGGGCGCACAGGGCGGCCAGCAAACTGTCGTAATGCAGGTGGGCCGTATCCCGTTTGGGCAGGTCACGTTTGACGCGAACCAAAGCGAACAGACCATACACGGCGTCAACTATATCGCGAGGAGGTAAAGCGCAATGTTTTTAAGTATTAACGGCATGTCGTTTGACGTGTTAGGCGTAATAAAAATCGGGCGCAGCTTCCACGTGGAAGAGGACAGCAACGCCGGCAAGGCAATTTCCGGGCGGCGTATACGCTCCATTGTGGGCACGTACCTGTCACACACCTTTGAGGTATACAGGGACCCCGCAAACGTGGCCGCATTTGACGCCTTTTGGGATTTCCTGCAGGCGCATAGCGTGGACGAAAGCGTAATGTTGGAAGCCGCGGACGGGCAAACAACTGTTTCGTATGAGGCATATTACACGGCCGCAAAGCAAGAACTGGACTGGAGAAACAACGATACAAACTTGTGGGGCCGTATCGTAATTACGTTTGAAAGCATAGAGCCGCAGGTGACGCCACAATGAACAGAAACAAAATCGTAATTGGTCCGCCAACAAATCCGCTGTTTCAGTTTGAAAACGATCAGCTCCGGCAGGTTGACGTTGTAATGCGCAGCAGCTTTTCCGGGGACGAATTGGCGTACGATCAGCTAAACGGCGCGACCTTTGCCGGCGAGCCGTGGGACCTTATATCTAACGAATTTTATGACCTATACAGCAACGAGGGCTACCAGCTTGTGTCCAGCCCCGCGAACTTGACCGAGGAAATCCCGGCAGAAACGGCAATACGCTATTACGTAAACGACGTGCTGATGGGCAAATTTTACGCTATGCCGGCAGAACGTGAAAACACGCTTGTATATGACGTTATGGCCGTATCGGCCATTGGACTGCTTGTACGCAGACCGCACAAAGGCGGTCTGTACAACGGCATTAGTTTTGCAGACGTTGCCGCGGAGATCATCGGCGGCGCCTTCCCGTTTTCTTGCAGCGCAACTGTTTCGCTGCTGCAGATATACGGGTGGCTCCCGTATAACAAAGACGCCCGCGAAAACCTGCACCAACTTTTGTTTGCAACCGGCGTAATGGTTTACAAGGACGCAAACGGCGACGTGTATTTTGACTTTGCCAACACTGCGCTAAAGCACACTGTCCCGGACGACAACGTATACGTGGACGGAACCATAACGGCAATTGAAAACGCCACAATGGTACGTGTTACGGAGCACAGCTTTGTGGCGCTGCCTACGGACCAGGAATACACCCTCTTTGACAATTCCTCGCAAACGTCTGTTTCCAACCTGCTTGTTACGTTCTCACAGGCACCAATACACGACCTGACTAGCACGGGAACCCTGCAGGTTATAGAAAGCGGCGTTAACTATGCCGTGGTGAGCGGCAACGGAACGCTGGCCGGCAAAGCCTACACGCACATACAGCAAATTGTAGAAGTGGGCACGCCTGACGGGGCCATACTAGAATTTGACCAGCAGACACTTGTAAACCAGCTAAACAGCATTAACGTTGCCAATAGGATGGCCAATTATTACGGCGTAACACAAAAGGTTGACACGGCCATACAGTCGCAGGGCGAAAAAAGCGGCGACAGGATCGCGTTTACGGGTCCGTACAAGGAAGCAACAGACGGCTATATAACGGAAATGACCATAACCGGGCTTGCGACTGCAAAAGCCCGTTGCTCTATCCTGACAAACTTTACCCCCACACAGGGCGGCAATAACTACGAACACCGCGACATTATAAGCACAAACGCGAGCTGGACAGTGCCCGCTGGCGTTACGTCAATTTTGGCTGTATTGATCGGCGGCGGATCCGGCGGATATGGCGGAAGCGCGGGCGCAAATGGTGCCGTGGCCGGCGACGCTGCGCCAGGCGTTGGCGGCTCCGGCGGCCTTGCAGGTCCTGGAGGATCTGCTGGCAAAGTTTTGGCGCAACGTATATCCGTAACGCCGGGGCAAACATTTAACGCCGTAATAGGTGCAGGCGGAACGGGCGGCGCGGCTGCAGCGTATGGCGCAGACCAAAACGCAGGTGCGGAAGGCGGCGCGACAACTTTTGCGGGCTTTTCTTCGGCAAACGGAACTGTGCCTGACTATGGCTTCGTGGACCTGATCGGCAGCCAGGTTTATGCGCTGGCAGGCGGAAACGGAACAGACGGCGGCAAAGGCGGCCAGGGCATGACGGCCTATACAGCCGAAGTGCCCTATATTGTCGTTGACGGCAAACCCGTAACGTATAACGGCGTAACGTATCCGGGCGGACGATCAAACCAGACTGTGCCTGATGGACAACCGGCAACATACGGAACTGACGGATACGGGCATTTTTACAGCTACGGCGGCGGCTCCGGCGCTGTTGCAGGATATGCAGGCAACCCAAGTGAAAACGGCTATATTTCTTCGCGCACGATATATGGCGGCAAAGGCGCGGACGCGCCCGTGCCAGTTACACCAGCGGCGGCGACCAATTACGGCAGCGGCGGCGCAGGCGGAAATGGTGGCGGCGGCGGAGGCGGCGCAGGTGCAGCCGGTAACGAATACACGCAGACAATATACGCAGTGGTTTTGAACCAAATTGGATACGGCAGCAGCGGCTCTGTGGGCGCAAATGGCGCGCCTGGGGCCGTTTTCGTTTATTACTAAAAGGGAGGTAATGGGACAAATGGAAGCGTACTTTATAGCGGTTTTGCAGGCCATTACAGCCATTATTGTGGCATGGCTGGGCAAACATGCCGCAGACGACAAAAAAATGCGCGAAAAGCGCCAAAAAGAAGCTGACGCACGGGAGGCACGCCGGGAAGAACGCGACAAATTCCTGCTGGAATATATGGACCTGGCCGCGGATCTTGCAGACGCGCAGACAGTCGCAATTGTGAATGGTAAGAACAACGGAGAACTGCACAAGGCGCAGGACGAATTAAACACCCTGCGAACAAAATACAGGCAGTGGCTTATCAGCATAGCGACAAAGGAGGGATAAAACCATGCCTAAAAAAATATTACCCGATCGCGTGTACGACGTGCTGAAGTGGGTGGCAATAATTGCCCTTCCCGCATTCAGCATTTTTTATGCCCGAATTGGTGCCGTATGGGCGCTGCCGTACACCGAGCAGATATGCGAAACGCTGGACGCCGTGGCCGTGCTGCTGGGTGCCCTTTTGTGCGTATCTGCTATCCAGTACGCCACCGACAAGGCCGCAGAAGGCCAAAAACAGGACCATAGCGCGGATTTATTGGCGCAGGTGGATAACTTATACGCCAGCGACGAGGAGGCCGAATAATGCCAAAATTAAACGTACAGCAGAACAACGCAAACGTAATAAAGGCGTTACGCAACGCGCTGGCCATTGGGCAGATCAAAGGGCCTATTGCCAGCGACGGCAACGACAATTTTAGCACCGCAGGAAGCAACCCCAACCTCCTCGACAACGCCTACTTCGTTGGCGGCGGGTCGCAGTTAGGGGACGGGAATTTTCCTATAAACCAAAGAGGGCAGAGCAGTTACGCAAGCGATGGCCCAGGCATAGACAGGTGGAAGCAGTTTGCGGCAACGGTCACACTTTCAAGCGATGGTGTGACGGTCACACCGAGTGCATATAGCAACAACTTCCTGCAACTGATGAACCCAGCAAAATGGAACGCATTAGTAGGTGAAACGGTTACCCTGTCCATTGAAGTTTTAGCGGTAACAGGGACGATAACGGTCGCAGGCTATAACACAGGCCTCGGCACGATAACCAGCACGGGAATTGCCGCCTTTACCTTTACAATGCCGAGCGGAATTGCGGACGGAAACAAGTTTTTCGGCATCGCAGGGCAGAACGGCTCGTCTATCAAGTTTGGCAGATGGAAGTTAGAAAAAGGCACAGTTTCCACCCTTGCCAACGATGCTCCACCCGACTTCGGCGAAGAACTGCAAAAGTGCCAGCATTATCTGTATGCGGTAACTTTCCCAGGCTATGTGTTTACTGGACAAATCTGCCTTGCGTTAGATACACAGAACATTAACTGGAACCTTATCACTCCCGTGCCGATGGTGCAGAACCGTTTGCCGTCCATCACGGCTTCCAATTCGCTTAACA